TTGTAACATTTTTAATCGGGTTATATTTAAATACATCATCACTTATAGCCACAAAAAACATTTCTTTCACGGGGTTTTTAAAGTTAAGCATACCAGACTTTTTCGTTTCTCCGGGTTTCATTTTGAACTGGGACAGTTGAATTTGTGTTATAACATATTCGATTGGGCGTGATAATAAGAAATTTTTTTCATTTTCGGTTATATAAAAGAAATCCGTTATTAATGAAACTTTTTTGATTGAAGATGATACATCTGAAGGTGGATCTTCTATAGCTCCAGATGAAGTAGTGTACGTTACAGTTATATCTTCCAGCTTTCTAAACTTTATTTCAACCTCGACGAGTTGTTTTGTTATAGCACACACAGGTAAAGCTAAACTCGGGTGTCTAAAAAAATAGAATGGTAACATTACACTATAATCCCAATCGTAAGAAACAGGTATATAATTACCATGACCAGATAGAAAATAAAGACTTTGGTCGGTATCATCGTGATTGTTATGTATCTGGTTATACATGTATATATAATCACCGGTTATACGTTCAATTGTTTGACCACCTATACGTAAGTCCGCGTATTCTATTATACGAGAACCTACAGATTTATTGTATCTAACATCTTTACCACTAGATACAGTTCCAGTGGGTTGAGGTAAAGTAAATTTCAACATCATACTCCTGATAAGATCGCCTTTATTAGCTGGTATACGACATTCTAGCGACGTATCGAAATTAGGTTCTCCGTCAAAAGGCGTTTCTGTAGCTTCTATAGAGAATTTAGTATGTCTTTTAAAATTTACCAGGAAATACGAAAATTCAGGTTCCCCCGTAAGCCATTGGTCCTGGATACCCGTGACAGCAAGGTTTATTCTACCAGACATTCTTACTCTATGTGAGTAAAATTTTATAAAATAAAACGAGGCGATATATTAGATTAGATGAATCTTCAACTTCGAAAATTCAAACCCGAGGGTATGGCTGATGATAAAGTGTGTGTATTTATTGGTAAGCGTAATACGGGTAAGTCAACACTTGTCACTGATATCCTGTATCACAAAAAGCATTTACCAGCAGGAATAGTTTTATCAGCAACTGAAGAAGGAAATCATTATTATCAACAGTATATACCCGACCTATTCATATACGGTGATTACGATAGAGAAGCTATAGAACGTGTTATGGATAGACAGAAGAAACTCGTGGGTGCAGGTAAACCAAATTGTGGCGCGTTTCTGTTATTAGACGATTGTATGTACGATTCAAAATTTATGAAAGATACGTGTATTCGCCAATGCTTTATGAATGGTCGTCACTGGAAGATATTTTTCATGTTAACTATGCAATACTGTATGGATTTACCACCGGCACTCAGGGCGAATATAGATTACGTTTTTATTTTACGTGAAAATATCATTCAAAATCGAGAGAAGTTATATAAAAACTTTTTTGGTATATTTCCAACGTTCGAAATGTTCAATAAAGTTATGGACTCGTGTACAGAGAACTACGAATGTTTAGTTTTAGATAATACATCAAAGAGTAATAGAATAGAAGATTGTGTTTTTTGGTACAAGGCAACCTTACGTAAAAACTTTAAGGTCGGTGCACCTCAATATTGGCAAACACATAAGAAGATGTTTAATCCGAGACACGGTAACATGAAGATTGGTGATCGTAACACAGTTAAAAAAACGACCCCATTAAAGGTTATTAAGAAGAAATGATACGAGTTTTATCTAGAAAAATATGTACAGCTTTAAACATAACACCAACACCACCCACTAAAAATATATCATTAGTATACCCAGCGTTTAACGAAATAAATACTCCTACGTATAACACAGACGAAGGGTACCGTATACTGATCGATGTTTGTCACGAAACAGAAACGCTCTATATAGATCACGACATGTCTAATTATGATGAATTAAACGATTTACCTAGAATAGTAAAAACCTTTGGTTGTTTGTACCCACATTATACTTTACGTAAATAATCCAGGCTATCGCGTAAACGTAAAAAAACGAAAAACACATGTTATGGTATATGACAGACGTTTATACTATGAATCTTTCTGAAAATTCGGACGGTATGGTTAATTTAAATAATAACAAATCGACTAATTTTATTGCTAATAATGAATCAAATTCTTTACCTCCAACTACATTCTCTCCGCAGCAACAGCAACAACAAATGCCGAATATTTCGCTCGAAAAAAATCTAAGTGAAAATAAACAGATAATGGATTCTACGTCAATTTCCGATATAATGGGACAACCAGAAGCACCACTCGAACCACCAATGATGTCACAAGATCCTCGCATGACACAAATGCAAATGCAAACACCAATGATGCAAGCACAAGCGCCACAACAAGTAACACAACAAGCTCAATCAAATAACAATAAAGGTAACAGTAATCCATTTAATTTAACGGATGAACAGTTTCAAGTTCTCGTAGTCGCAGTATGTACTGCGATAGCAATTAGTAAGCCAGTTCAAGAAAAACTCGCGAACTTCGTACCATCGTTTCTTAACGACCAAGGGAACCGAAGTATGGTTGGTTTAGCGTCAACTGGTGTAGCTGCCGCAGTTGTATTTTATGTTATTAAAAAATACACTTAATTATGCATTATTTATAGAATTTGAGAAAAATCCTTCTAATCCTTTATCTCTTGTTAAGATAGGATAAGCAAGAATCATACCAATTACAAACCCAGTTACGCGAAGTGAATAGACAATACCTGTACTTCTCGCATCTTTCCCGTAATTCTTATAATGTTCTTGTATTTTCTTATCGAAAACTTGTGTGACAAGTATAGCAAAAAGGTACGCTAAGAATGATATCACGACAATACCCTGAAAGTCAAGGGACGCGTACCCGAAAAATGCACCACCTTTCATTAACTTATTAATGAAAATGGGCGCAATTAAATGTAGGAGTGTCATGTTAAACCAGTAGTTATCGAAGAGTAGTGGAGAAGTGTTCATACCCATAAGAAGAGTCCAAAGAAAGACAGACGTTCCAAGACCTTTATATGTTATTCCGTTTTCGGACATTATTATTTAATAGTAACAAAGATTATTTATCCTGTACATACTTATTACAAAACTTAGTTTTCTTTGGAATTTCTTCGTATATACCTAAATCTATACACATTTCGCGTAACTCCTTGAAGTTTTTCCAATACTCTTTACTATGTGAATACTCGTCTACAGTGGAGTGTGCGAGTTCGTGTAAAAGAACGTGAAAAATTTCATTCGAATCACCGTCTATACACAAACCTATTTCAGTTCCCTTATTCGTGTTATATCCTACAGCCCCTTTAGCAATACTGTAATGTGCCGTTATGGGTACTTCCATCTGTAACATTTCAAATTTCTTATTATCGGTTTCTATGAGGTGTTCCCTGAGAATTCTATACTTTTCGCGAACCTCGGTTATTTCCTGTGGTTCTTTCGTATTTACAAATAGTAAAACGTTTATGATAAGTAGAAGTATAGCGAGTATCATCTTACCATAAACCTATATAAAAAATCAAATTGGAAAAAAATATCAAGTAAATGTATATGAGTAACTCCATCTCTAAAGTTCCTCAGGAACTTCGTAACCTCGGTGTTAGGAACATGAATATTACAGTCCTTAATCTATCACGTAAAAACTTAACCAATTTACCATCATCTATTGGTAAACTTAAAAAACTTACGATACTTGACTTGGAGGATAATCGTTTAAACTCGTTACCATCATCTATTGGTAACCTTAAAAACCTTATGTATATTGATTTGGGGGGTAATCGTTTAAACTCGTTACCAGAATCAATATTCAAACTTAAAAAACTTGAAGAACTTAGATTGTCTCAAAATTATTTAGAATCGGTACCACGACAAATCGGTAACCTTAAAAAACTTACGTATCTTGGATTGGCTGGTAATAAATTAACATCGATACCAAAAGAGATCGGTAAGCTTAAAAAACTCGATGTACTTTTTTTAGGCTTTAATAAGTTAACCTCGTTACCAGATGAGATCGGTCGTCTTCCAAACCTTACAGCCATTTATATACATAGTAACCCAAACCTTAGAATCATACCAAAATCACTTCGTCGATCTGGTTTAAGCATTACTAAGAGTAGTTGGTCACGTTTTGAAAATATACCACTTAGACCTGTACAACGTAGAAACGTACCCCTAAACACTAATCGTAACGATCCTATATCTGGGTATATTTTTAGTGTCGGTAATAATGCCTTAAACCTCGGATACAATAAGTATTTAACTGAAAAATCACTTCTAAACTGGATAAAAACGAAAAATAATAAAACTAATATCACTAATATTAACACTTTATACAGTCTTAGCCCAAATACAAATATCGTTGTAAATCCATTTACACGACAACCACTATTGAGGAAAAACTTAA